AATGGCTCCACCGCCGGCGTCTTCACCGTCTATCTGTACAATCCCCGCTCGAGCTCCGGCTCCGACGTCGGCTTCCGCTCCGCTTTTGTAGATCTGTAATCTGTTGCACTGTGTTCTGCACCCTCCCACGGTAGTGGGAGGGTATTATCAGGCCCTACACAATAACGGAATACGATATAAAATAACTATATCAGATGAAAAAGATTAAAATATGATAATATCGAAAGGAAGTTGGTCTATCGGAGGTTCCTAATGGAAGATCTCATTATATTGCAGAAAGCATTTGAAATGATGGAATATGGATATACTGCTCTGGCGCAGTATCCTAAAGCTGAGAAATTCGCTCTTGTAGTGGATATAAAACGCTGTATGCATAAGATTTTGGAAAAGATAATCGAAGCAAATAAAAAATATTATAAAAAAACAACGCTTCAAGAATTGGATGTAGAAATTATGAAATTAAAGGCTTATTTACGCCTCTCGTATAATTTGAAATTTCTGCCACCCAAAAAATATGAGATTTGGAGCGCAAAGTCGGTAGAACTTGGCCGAATGGTCGGAGGATGGATTAAAAGTAGTAAAAAAGACTGACCTCATTTGGGAGCAGGATGCAGCGGCTGCCGTTATGCGGGGGCAGGTGGAACAATGGCTCCAACGCCGGCGTCTTCAACGTCAATCTGAACAATCCCCGCTCGAACTCCAACTCCAACGTCGGCTTCCGCTCCGCTCTACCTTCGTGGTCAGATGTTATAAACCCAAGGGTTTATATCCAGTACAGAAGGGTAAAGGATCCTGTTTCCGTTGCGATAGCAAAAAAAACTATTCAGCACAAGCCGAGAGTATCGATATTGAGAAATCCGCAGTGCTTTACAGGAAGTTAATATGTCGATTAGAAATGTTTTTTCAGATATCTGTTCCTTTGAAACATTGCTACAAGCAGAAAGGAACGTCAGAAAAGGGAGAAGATATGGAAAAGCGGAATTGAGTTTTTGGGCGAACCTCGAAGATAATATATACCGCATTTCAGAAGCCATTAGTAACCTTCGTTTTCCTCCGGACCGGTACTACTCGTTTTATGTATATGAGCCTAAGTTGCGAAGGATTATATCAGCCGATTATACCACCAAAATCATACAAAGGGCGGCGTATGATGTTCTGAATCCGATATTATGTAAAGGTTTTATATCAGATACATATGCATGTATCAAAGGGAGGGGACAGGTAAATGCAATGAAACGGCTGGCATCATGGGTGGATCAGGCAGCCGATAGCGGAGAAAATTGGTATTACCTGAAAATGGACGTAGAGAAATTCTTTTATAGGATTGACCACGATATCCTGATGAATATCATCAAAAAGAAAATAGGGGATAAAAAAACGGTTAGGTTATTGGAACACTATATTTGTGAAGCCTCTAGTCCTTTCGGACTTCCATTAGGGGTAAAAAATCCTATGGAAGTTGCTGAAGAAGATTTACTATGGGATGTCGGAATTACAATCGGTGGCGGACTATCCCATATGTATGGAAACATGTATCTTGACCAACTTGATCAGCTTGCAAAGAGAACATTCGGTATAAAGAAATATATACGGCTAATGGACGATACAGTGATCCTGCACCCGGACAAATCGGTTCTCCATAAATATAAAAAAGAGTTTTCTGAGTTTTTATCAGATGTATTACATCTGCGATTAAATAATAAGACGGCAATTCGACCTATAAATCAAGGAATGGAGTTTGTCGGATACCGTATTTGGCCGCACAAAGTCAGACTGAGAAAATCAACCAGTCTTAGGATGAAGCGGAGGCTGAAAAAAGTGCAGGAGGATTATCGAAATTATGAAATGTCATTTGAGAAGGCAAATGACACGGTTATGAGCTATATGTCTCTTATGAAGCACTGTGACTGCGAAGCTCTTAAAACAAAGATCTTTAGCGATTTTGTGCTTACGCATAACCCGAAGGAGGCAAACTAAATAATGGACGAGAGTAAGCTATTGGAACTTCTTGATCTATATATTGATATGGTCGAGAAACAAGATGAAGCCATACGCCAGTTGTCAGAAATAATAAGAAAGCAATCATATGAAATTGCGCATATGAGAAATTTATATGGATTTACCGAAGAAAATACTTCTCAGATTCAAGGAACTGATCTGGCTAAGGCAGCATTGGAAAGATATAATGAAATTAAAGAATCAGATTTATAAAAAGGGCGCCAGCCCTTTTTATGTTTTCAAAGACCGTTTTTCGGTCTTTTTTATTTGGGAAGGAGGAAGTTGAATGAACCCAATAAGGGCAGAGCCGAATGAGAGAGCAACCGGAACATGCAAAACCTGACAGGAGAAAGAATGATGATAGAACATTTTATACAGTCTTTCGGGAATATCAGTGTTGGACAGGCAGTAATTGTCATTTCGGCGATTGTTTTTCTGGTGATGGTATACAAAAAAGTCACGACTTATATATCGAAAAAGGCACTTGATGAAAAGGAAAAAAACGACCGGATCCAGGAGGTTATTGATCAGGCGAAGCAGTATCCGGTATGGCATCAGCAGAGTATCGACATACGGGAAAATCTAAATGAGCTGATCAGTAATCTGGATAAAAAGATCGACAAATTACAATGTTCATCTGATCAGGGGATGGCTTACACATGGAGATATAGGATCCTTCGCTTTGACGATGAAATCCGGCATGGAGAAAAACACAGCAAGGAGCATTTCGACCAGATAATCGAGGATATTGACAAGTATGAAGATTATTGCAGAGATCATCCCGAATTTCCGAACAGCAAAGTAGTATTCGCAATTAGAAACATAAAAAACGTGTATCAAAAGTGTACGGATGAATGCACTTTTTTATAAGGAGGAGCTTTTATGGAATTATTAGAATTTATTAAACAGATCCCGTTACCGATCCTGATTATTGTTCTCGCAATTCTGGTAATAGTTACGATCGTAGTTGTGGTTCAATACATCAAGCAGAAAGGGCTTGACGGAATCAGGGAAGATGTCTATCAGCTTATTTTAAAGGCTGAGCACATGTACAATGAATCCGGGACCGGTAAACAGAAATTTGAGTGGGTTATCCAGCAGGCGAGAGGTCTGCTCCCGAAATGGCTGCAGGTGCTTGTGCCGGAGAGTGCACTGAGGAACTTAGTGCAGAAATGGTTTGACGGAATTAAAGATCTTCTGGACGATGGAAAAGTAAATAATTCCCAAAAATAACAAAGAAAAGGCGTATGCGAATCGGATATTAGTTCGTGTGCGCCTTTTTAGATAGGAGCAAACATGACAGAAAAAGAATTTGTTGAGAAAATCGGACCATTGGCGAGTGAGGATATGGCAGCCAGTGGGATCCTTGCTTCCATCACCGTGGCGCAGGCGTGCTTGGAATCCGGATACGGCAGCACAGAACTTGCGGTCAACGCAAATAATCTGTTTGGAATGAAATGCTCTCTGTCCGGAAATACATGGGATTCCGTATGGGATGGAGTAAGCAAGTATACGAAGAAGACCAATGAGCAGAAGCTGGATGGAACGGTATACATTATCACGGCAGACTTCCGGAAGTATCCGGATATTCTTACGAGCATCAAAGACCATTCGTGTTATTTGAATGGTGCTATGAATGGTAGCATGAAGAGATATGCGGGGCTGTCTGGAGAGAAAGATTACCGGAGAGCCGCGGAGATAATTAAGGCGGGCGGATATGCCACGGATATTTCATATGTGGACAAACTCTGCAGCCTGATTGAGAGATGGAATTTAACACAGTATGACAAGGAGGATACAGGTATGAGTAACAGTAGTTTAGTAAATTGCACAGTCAAAAGTCCTAATCACAGCGGAGCCAGAACGCACGCGATCGACCGGATTACTCCCCATTGTGTAGTAGGACAGCTTTCGGCGGAATCTATTGGAGGATGTTTTGATAGTTCCAATGTCCAGGCTTCCTGCAATTATGGCATCGGGAAGGATGGGAGAGTCGTGCTTGTTGTGGATGAATGCAACAGAAGTTGGTGTTCTTCCAGTAATGCAAACGATCAGAGAGCGGTAACGATTGAGTGCGCAAGCGATATGTCGCATCCGTATGCCATGACAAATGCAGTGTATGAGAAGCTGATCGCACTGTGTGTTGACATCTGCCGGAGAAACGGAAAGACAAAGCTGCTCTGGTTTGGGGATAAGAACACAGCCCTGAATTACAGTCCGAAATCAAACGAAATGGTATTGACGGTTCATCGTTGGTTTGCAAATAAATCCTGTCCTGGGGATTGGCTGTACTCCAGGCTGGGCGATGTGGCAAACCGTGTAACCGCACAGCTGAGCGGGAGTTCCGGCGGAGGAACAACCGGTGGCGGAAGCACAGGCGGTGGTTCAGGAAACTACAAGACCGGTATGTACAAAGTCAATGTCGGCGATCTCAACATCCGTAAAGGACCTGGAACAAACTATGGTACCAACGGTGTTATTACCGACAAAGGAACTTACACAATTACTGAAATCCAGAACGGATCTTGGGGCAAGCTCAAATCAGGCGCTGGTTGGATTAACGTCAGTACAGCCTACTGCTCGTATGTTGGAGCCTCATCAGGTGGAGGCAGTTCTTCTGGCGGCGGCTCTGCTTCTGGCGCTTCTTATAAAACCGGAACGTATAAGGTCAACGTTTCGGAACTCAATATTCGGAAAGGTCCTGGAACAAATTATGGAACGAATGGATCCATCAAAGATAAGGGCGTGTACACGATCACAGAAATTCAGAACGGCTCATGGGGCAAATTAAAGTCCGGGGCAGGATGGATCAATGTCGATAAGGCATACTGCACTTATAAGGGGGCGGCGGCTTCCTCTGGCGGCGGATCCTCTTCATCTGGAAGCTTCAAGGTACAGGTCAACATTTCAGATCTGTATATCAGAAAAGGTCCGGGAACGAACTACGGGAAGAACGGATTCTGCCCGAAAGGCGTCTATACCATTGTTGAGACAAAGAGCGCCGGCGGGTATACATGGGGCCGCTTAAAGAGCGGAGCCGGTTGGGTTGCTCTGGAGTATGTAAAAAGAGTATAACTTTTTCGCCAAAGCTCCAATAACCTAATTTGATATAATCTATCATTTCTCACTATGAACTACCATTATATGGTAATTTATAGCGGAAGGAGCAATGGCGAATGAAAAAGCTTGGCGAGTTGCGGCTGACGCAGGCAGATCTTGCCCGAGCTACCGGCATACGTCCGAACACAATCAATGAGTTGTACCACGAACTCGCGGACAGGGTGAACTTGGAGCATTTAGATCTGATATGCGAAGCACTGGACTGTGAGTTAGACGAATTGATCGTACGGATACCGAACAGGGAATCTAACATTACTCATACGAGGCGTGGAAATCAAAAAACGCAAGAAAAGTGTCGCTGCAACGACACGAGCAAGAAATGAGGAAGAGAGGGGTTACGCCCTCTCTTTTCCCGTTTCATCCTGATTCCGAATAAGAGATTCGATTAGATAATTTTCATCAAGGTGGAAATCTGCGTATCCGCGCAATATAGTACGCATGTATTGTTTGGACGGGACTCCCGGAGCTGCGTCAGAGCGCATGATGTATACCATTGCTTTGACTCTTGAGCCATCTTCGAGGTGAACATATATATTTTTCTTTTGATAAAAGCTTGGATACCCCTCGTACATATCAAGGAATTTTTCGTCATGTGCGGTAATTTCCCATATTCCAACGGGAACACGACATCCTTTTTTGTAACGTATAGATGCGTATGCTCCAGTCTTGCTCCCGCGGTATATTAACTGCCAGTTGTCCAGATATCCGGATTGAACCGGGCGCGCCAAGGGGCATCTGTATTTCATCTGTTTCTTATCTAAGTTACTTCCATATGCTACATATAATTTCACGACAATCTCCTTTCTGCGGATCATGCAGCTACTCTATCCGCTGCATTACCTTTGAATCTCTTCATTAAATGATATCTGCAGGTCTTAAATTCATCCCCGTATAATCCAAGCCTGTTCGTTAATATATGATACATCAGCGTTGCCTTTTGAGCAGATGAGTATCCGGATATATTTCTAAAAACTGTGCGTCCTTCTGATTCAATGGACCATGCTGACAAAGCGAGGCAAAACTGCACATATGCTTTTATCTTTCCGGCATGTAATGTACTGTTGAATAACCTAAACTCGACCGTGCTTTTGGAGAAAAAGCTATGTAGATTGAGCGCGTGATACCTTGTTTGATTATAATGTTCGTAGCTGATGCCACCGCGATAATCATCGTTTGAATCACTGTACCAAATCCTCTCGATATCGTTCTTGCTAGGGTGCTTACGATTTTTCATAGCGCTATTCAACTCCTGGCATATTGGTTTGCACCAACTGTATTTCCTATCTTCGACTCCCAAGGCTTCATATATTATATCCTGCCGTGAATACATGAAGCTTACCATGCGCCGCAAGGAGTCTGCCGTATGGTTCGCTCCATCAATATGAATATGAATTCCACAACTGCTGTGGGGAACTCCCCCGATTTCCTTAAACTTCCTTATTATAGTCTGCAAAGTCTCGATATCAGAATAATGCAACGGCGGGGTAACAAACTCTACTCTGTATTCATCTATATCTTCGTTTCCGGATTTTCTGATCGGCGAGATAGATGAATCTCTCATAACTTTCCACTTTCTTCCGAGATTATCTGTTATGATCCGTGTGTAGTATGCATCGCTACGAGGACCGGTTACGGAACCTCCCACAATACTATGTACGGCTCTGGCCGCCATGGACCTAGTGATTCCGGTAAATTCCACCTCAACACCAAATTTCTGATTCTTTAAAAGTTCTGACATGATTTCTCCTCCTTTTCATTCGCCGTCTACGAATGTATGTTCTTGTTTTTGTGGTTGTATATTAACATATGTACATGGCGTGTCAATAGAAGAAGTTAAAAAAGTTAGAAAAAATATTTAACAGGTTAGAAAAAATATTGACAGTTATAGAAAAGTTTTGTATTCTATAAAAAAAGGAGAGGAGGAGATGAAATGTATATACCCAATATTCGTTATATCAAAGGAGCGCCAAAATCTTATCCTTTATGGGATGCAATAACTCCGGATGCAGAGAGAAGGATTAAGGGATATCATTCGTACCTGGAGGAAAACGGGTATAAGGTAAAGGCGGTCAATATAGCGCAAAAAGGAAAGGAATTATATTGGATACTTTTTGACAGCGAAAAATGCTACTTAGAAAAATACGGGGAGATGATTGAAAATGATAACGTATAAGCCTCTCTGGAAAACACTAATCGAAAAGGGCATAAAAAAGACGGAGCTGCGAGAGATGGCAGGGTTCAGCAGTGGCACCTTAGCGAGAATGGGGAAGGATCAGTACGTTGAGCTGAAACATATTGACAAGATCTGTCAGGTCCTGGACTGTGAAATCTCGGATGTAATAGAGGTTGACAAGGAGTCCAGAAAAGAATAAATTATAAATATAGCCGGCCGAGTATACCAGAGTATGAAAATGCTGGTTCGTGGAATGGAAAAACAACATTTAACCGTGATGTTATTTTGATGTTAATATGGACATGGAATAAATGGAATAAAAAAACAATGATAAAAAGACCGGAAAAAATGTACTCGATAAACGAGAAATTACAAGAAATACTCTGATGAATCTTGAATTTGAATAATTAGCAAATCCCGAGAAGCCTTGTAAATACTGGGCTCCCGGGATTTTTTATGCCTCCGTGATGTTAACGTGATGTTAAAACTCTTATTTTCCAGATATTCCATATATTCTTTCATACTTCGGAACGGTGGTTTCGACAATAAATGCATCAAGATCTTTCAGACTGCCGTTCTGAAGTTCACACGATGAAATGGCATCTGAGAACATGGCCAGAAGAAAATCGCGCAGATCTTCCGCTGGCTTAAATGTGGATATAATCTTTACAATCGTGTCTCCGAAAGCGATCCAGTCAAGGTATGTTTCGAGCTTATATCCATAGATCGAGTCCCTTGCTATATCGACACCGTATTTCTGAAAGATGGACTGATTATTTTTTCGGATATGTTCATTGCCGTGCGCTTCAGCCGCAGCCAGTATTCCCATGCTTACAGATCCCAACGGGGAGCCGGGAACAGGGGTGGCATGCTGCGCCTCTGGTATAAAGAATTCGTCTTCTCTATCCTCTTCCTCTTTCTGCATTAGCAACTCAATATCCTTTGCCAGTTCTTTGTCTGATCCGGGGTAAAGGTGGGAATAAGTATCCCATGTCGTTTTGATGGACTCATGGCCGAGCCGGCGGGAGATCTCCTCGATTGGTTTTCCCATGTTAATGAGCATCGCAACGTGACTGTGCCTTAAATCATGAACCCGGATATCTACATCTCCTGATCGCTTGATCATCCGCTTGAACTCGCTGTACAGTCCGCCCTTCTTAAAATAGAAGATTCGTTCATCCGGATTAAGCTGCATACTGTCAATAAAGTCGAGAACTTCTTTGTGGAGTGTTCCGGGAACGGTAACCCTTCGGATGCTCCGCTTTGTCTTTGGCGTCAGAAAATATTCTACACCATCTACAACGGCATAGTTCTTATTGATGTCGATGACAGGATCTTCCCGCGGCACATCTTCCGGGGTGATGGCCAGCACCTCCCCCTCTCTTACGCCAGTATAGAAGAGTATCTTAAAGGCGATGCGATACGCCGGCTTTTGCTCAAACTGCAGGGCGTGCTCGAACTGATCCTGCGTCCAGAAATTCATTTCCGATGCGCGGCTCTCCCCGATGCTCCCGGCTACATAACAGGGATTTACCCTTAGACGATAGTATTTTACTGCATAATTAAATATAGACGAGAGCTGCGAATTGATTGAATGCAGATATGTTTCGGCATAGGGCTTGCCGTCTTCGTCTCTGTAATCTATGAGTGAATTTTGCCAGCGCCGGACCAGATCTGCATCTATGTCGCATATCTGCATAGCTCCAAAGAAAGGAATCAGCTTTGACTCTATGATGTATCTCTTGCTTTTGAGAGTGGTGAGTTTCAAACGGCTATCCATATCCTCGAGATAGTTTTTTGCAAGAGAAGAGAACAGTATTGTGGGCTCCTTGGAAAATCGATCCAAAAAGCTCTGTTCATATTCTCTGGCGGCACCTTTGGTGTCGAAGCCCCTTTTGCACTTATGTTTTTTCACGCCGAGCCAGTCGGTGTAGTAAAAATTTGCATACCAATGCGTCTTCCCGTCCGCTGTCTGATATTTGTATGCGGGCATAATCAATCTCCTTGTCGCATAAGATTTGACAAACAGCCCCCAAATGGATATAATGTACTTAACAAGGGAACCGTTGGTCAGTGTACACCTGACCGCCGGGAAAATAAGTTCTATAAAAATAGCGCCTTACTTTACCAGAGCAGGGGCGCTATTTTTTGTGCTTCATTATCGTTACGACAAGGGTAATTACAGCACAAAGCATGATGACAAAAGTAAACAAGTCACTGTATGTAACCATAAGCACCAGCCTCCTTCCTTTCGTCCGGCGGCTGCATAGCACCTCAACGGTTCCCCGGTTAAGTACATTATATTTTCAGAGGTTATCTGTCTTTGAAATCTTCCAAGGCGCCCATCAGCAAACGCCGCCCGGTCTTTGACATTGTTCTATAGTATAGAACAATGTCCTCTTCATCTTCGGAGGAGATGATCGTCGGATACGGGACGCTTCCTATCAGGAAGTCTATGGAAGTATTCAGGAATCTTGAAATCCGGGCCAATGTTCCGATGTTCGGCGTAACGGATCCATCCAGGATGTCGGCCGCTTCTTCCGGCGTGATATCTACCGCCTCGGCGAACGACTCTATCCGGACGGATGCCTGATTGAGCAGATCTGAAATCCGGGCACCGATATACGGCATCGTTGTTTCTGGATCCAATGCAAGCCATTGGGATTTCGATTTTCCTAATAAATAATCTGAAGGAACATGGAAATATTCCGATATCTTTTTCAAGACAGCGGCGGAGGGATTAGTGTATCCCCTTTCTATATTCGATATTACCTGCCCCGAACAGCCGGCGTAATCACCCAGCTGCAACTGGGTAATGCCCGACTCCATGCGGAGCTCTTTTATTTTTTCTCCAACTTTACTCATATAATCACATTAAACACGCATAATACACTCAATTTTTGAAAATACCAGCACCAACTCCAACGGAAACGGTTGGTGTATTAGTTTTTAAATCTAATTTGTAACCGGAAACCATAATTTCTCCGCTTACTCTATTCATACTCATTTCTATATTTGCATTTTCGGTAACGTTTATTTTTGCCTCGGTTTTCCTAGGGCCTAAAGAAAATAGAATGGTATGCTCTCCTGTCGTTAGAGAAATCTTTATGCTGCTATCATTTTTAAGTTTGTACTTATCCGAGTTATCCACTGTTATAGTGGCGTCTGGATTGATTAGAAACCACTGTTTTTTTCTGGTAATGGTGATGTCATAAGTGCCGCGGTCTTCTGAGCGCAGAGGCATACCACAATGAGGACAAACTGATGCCTTGTTTGAAATTTCTTTTCCGCATTCGGAACATTTGATTAATGCCATATAAATATTCTCCTTTCATTTTCCCCTCCGGTACCACTCGAAGGGGATTATTTTGCTTCTTTTAATTCTCCAACATGTTCGTGATCTAACCTCTTTAGATATCCTTTCAATTCACCTTTAAATTCAATTTGAGCTTCAAGCGGCAGACGATTGAATAAATATAACAAATCACTGTTTTTTTCTGAAATGGCATCTTGATAGACGATTTTTATTCCAGGGAAATAATCTTCCAATCTTCCGTAGGTATCATTAAGCTTTCCGGTTTTTTTATAATCTCTATAAAGTAAAATGAGCAAATATTCTGAAGTGCTTGGCTCTATGCCGGGAGATATCATGCCTGGTGAGTACCAATAACGCGATTCCACTTTAAAGTAATCAGATAATTTATCAAGGTAATCATGATATGAGCTGTTACTTCCATCTAACCAGTGCGCAACTAAATCAGATGATACATGAAGATATTGAGCTACGTCATCTATCGATTTCCCGGAAACAGATAATTGAAATGATAGTTTTTCAGGAAAACTTACCAAATCCTCTTCGTCTTCTGAATAACCCAATAGTGAACCAACAGTTGTTCCAAGATATTCAGCGATTGCTGAAACTACTTTTGCGCTGGGGATAGTACCGCGTTTATTCCAATCGACAAAAGAATTCCTATTTAAATTTAAGTCAGAAAGCAACTTATTTTTGGTTATTTTTTGCTCTTTAAGGATTTTTGTTACATTATCCACAAAAGTATTCATAAAGTCCTCCTTAAAAAAATCACGCAAATGCTGAATAAAGTTATTGACATTCAGCATTTGCTGTATTATTATTAAAACTGTAATAACCAAATGTCTAAAACATTTTTAAAAAAGAGTGACGGAAATCACCCAAGGTAGAACTGAATAATTAGTCCGCTTCGGATAAGAGCGCCTTGTTATTTTCTTCGATCATAACAGCGACAGCTCTGATAACAGCTTCCGCAGAAGCCTGCAAAATCGAAGCATTGTTCAATGAGACACCGCTGTTTTCAATATCGGACAGGATTTTACGGTTGGCACTTGAAAATTCTGATAACCCGATACGCTGCAGCTGCTCCGACCATGAGGATTGATTATTCATGTAAGTTACTCCTTTCTGTGTTTGTTAACGTATACCGTTATTCTAATGCACTATGAAACAAATGTAAACAACAAATGTTTACAAACCAACGGGAGGTGAAATTGTGAAACGAACTTTGCCAACGTGGTGTAAAGAGGTTAAGAAGTCGATGATTGATGACGATCTCAATGTCACGGAACTTGCGGAGCGGGTAGGCTTGAGCAGGAACTATGTTTCCGGAGTGGTGAACGGGCGTGTGTACGCGCCGGAGATTGCAAAGATAATCAGCAAAGATCGCAACATCACGGTTCCTTATACGGAAAATATCATTTGATTACATTGTATCGGACAGAGGAGGACAGATAAATGGGAAAGCATATTACGAAAGCGGCCGGAAACGTCTTTGCCGAAGCACGATACCATGCCGGCACGTTCAATGACAGGCTTCTCAGCAGAGAAGGGGCGTCAGAAGAACTCGGAATAGACCGGAGCCGGTTAGCGCGGATCGAGCTTGGAAGCAAGAATCCGTTCCCTGACGAGGTGCTTATGATGTCAGAAATCTACGGCGCCCCGGAATTGAAGAATTATTACTGCAAGCATATGTGCCCGCTCGGAAAAGATTTTCCGGAAGTGAAATCAGAGGGATTGGACAGGATCAGCATAAAGGCTTTGTCATCTTTCCGTAAAATATCAGCGGCAAAGGAGCTGCTTCTGGATATTACCGAAGATGGAATTATCACAGAGGATGAA